TATAAGGACCTACTGGTAAATTTAAGTTTGGAAAAGGACTTTTAAACTTTTGAGAGACTAAAGTATTCATCAAAGAAAGATTAGATATTCCTAAGATGCTTACTAAAGCTATTACTCCCCAGTTTCTTCTTTGTCTGTAGTACATGTCACTTGTTAGTATTATCGGTAATAACTTTGATAGGAGCTTGTTCTATACGCAATATCTGAGTATGAACTGCATCTGATTTACTAGCTGAATCTTTAGCTTTTTGACTCTTACCTCGTGATGCATCAACACCAAAACTTGAAAGCGTAGCTGTCAGAATCGAAGCTGGAAAAGTTATATCCTTGGGTTCATTACTATATCCTGGGATAGATATGTAGTTAAGGCTGACGATAAATCCGCTCCAGGCGATTACGACAAGCCTGACCACGACTGAGATAAAGGCTAATTGCTCATCTTTGTCATCTATGTTTTCCTTAATCTTCGCAAAAACATTTTTCTTCTGCTGTGATTTAGAAGACTCTTTTAAATTTTCAGTCATTTTATAATCCGATTACATACTAAGTTTCGCTCATGTAAACTTATGTATAGCAAACAATAAGTATAGAAAGATGAGAAAATTTCTCCCTTTGTTGATATTGATATTTGCACCAGCAGCAAAGGCAGATATCACTCATAAACTATCAAGTAGCGTACAGCTCCAAGTCAATGCTGCAGCAACCAACGTAGAGCGTTTAGGAAATACATATAGTGTTTCTGGAAACAACGTAACAACTCAGTACACACCTGAAGGTGGATCAGCAACTAACTCTGTTGGTGCTATGACAATCGCATCGGGAGTTGGTTCAATACCTACACTCTCAGCAGTTCAGGCTACAGCAGGTGAAAGCTTCAGCTTCACTCAAAGTTTTACCCAAGGAGATGCCTTAGTAACCAGTGCTCCATCTACAGGTGCCGTAAGTGCGTTTTCTAATCAGACTTCAACTGCAGCTGGTACAGCTTCAGGATTGGCTGGTACTATTGATTCTTCTTCAACAGTAACACTAACAGCAGGTGGTGCAGGCACAGTAGCTACAGGTCAGTTTGTAAGTGAGATCAGTATCAAATGAAGTTAAAGGATCATGCTTTTGCAATTAAAGAAAGTGAAGATGATAAAGATCCTGAAAGGTGTGATACCTGTGGTCGTATTAAGCTCATTGAATGCACCTGCAGGAGGCGTTCCTGTAGTTCCAAACTTTCAAACTGGTCAGCTTAGTAGCCATACAGAGACTACTTCTACGGTCACAGAAACCATAAATGTTATTGATTATCAGACTGGGTGGCAATATACCGTAACAGGTAATAACATTAGTACAGATGCAAGTAGCTTGGTTCCTCCAGCTCAGAGTGTTACACAGTCAGTAAATGGTGTAAATTCGACGTGGACAAATCTAGATACAACAAACATGCCAAACTTCACGGTGACAGATTCAAGCAAGCCGTGGCAACTGACTACGACTCTCAGTCAACCAGGATTAAAATCTCAGACAATAATACAGAGGACTACCGAGATAACTTCAGTCACAGACACGGTTTCAACCTTCAGTCAGTAAAATATTTACTATTAGCTTTAAATATATTTAGTACTCCCATCTATGCAAACGAAGTAGGAGGGGTGTCAGCCACAGCAAACCCCGTCGCAAATTCCAGTGGTTCGGTATCCAATTTAGCCGTCCAAAATTTATCGGGACCTTATATAACTAATACTCACGGAAATGGGGTGTCCTGTCAGGGAGCGACTCTTAGTATTACTCCCTTTGCTACATTACAAGACTCATGGAAAGAACCTTATGAAGAAAGTTATATGGATCCAGTATTTGATACTTCAGATATAAATAATGATGGATTATTAGACAACCCAGGAAGTGTACTCTACTACAAACCTACTAGAACAGGACAGAAAACTAATCACAGTATTGGATGGGGTATCAGTATGAACATAACCGTACCACTAGATAAACGTCATAATGAGGGCTGTTTAAAGGCTGCTAATACTCAGAATGAATTAAATAAACAGATATTAGCTAATAAAAGATTAGACTTTGAAATGGCAAGATTAAAACATTGTGCAGAGCAGAAAAGATTAGGAGTTACCTTTCATCCATCGAGTCCAGCTTCTCAAATATGCTCAGATATTGTAGTTGCAAATCCTCATGGAGTTATTCCTAATCATCAGCACGAGATTCCGAAATAAGCTTCTTCTTTCTTTTTAATCCTTTAAATCTTTCTCTATCTTTTTTTCCAAAAAAACCTTTAATTTTCTTAGATAATTGCTTTATTAATGGTTTTATTAACCTTAATAACAAGGGTGTTGCTGCTGCCGAAGCTGTTGCTACCACTGCGATTGCTGCTGTAGTGCTAACTTGACTAGTATTAGGAAGTAATTTTTGTACTGGAGAACTTGGTTCATACAATACAACACAAGTTGTTCCTTGTAATTCATGACCTACAACTATCTCTTCACCATTACGTGTTAAGTCTCCTACTCTTGGTTGATTTGGAGCAGGACATTCAACTTCTTTTTGTGGAGGAATATTATCTAAATTAGGTTCAGGAGTTTCTAATTCTGGAGCTTGAGTCACATTAGGTGCAGCTACATCTTCTACAAAAACTAAATCTTCAGGGACATAATCCATAGGAAAGAAATATGGCACAGTTCCATCACATAATGTTCTATTACCTCTATCATCTTCAGTAACGAGTTTTATTGATTTTTCATTAGCAGGATTAAATACTACACAACCTGGCACTTGGATTATCGGACTACCAATAGTTAAAGTTACAGGTGGACTAAAAGGTATTGCTTGTATAGGCGTATGAATATAACTATTGATAGGAATTATTTCTAATTTATTTATATTTATTTGATTTATTTCAGACAATTTTAAAATGAAATTTTAGGCATTGAAGGAATTACATCTCCAGTAGCATCAGGTATTGGTAATGAATCTCCTAAACTATCACCTAAGCTACCTGTGACCGCCTCTAATGCCTTCTCTTTTATATTGTTGATAATTGCATCTTTATTTAAATAGATACCTAAACCAGCTCCTACAACGGTTAAAGAAACTACACCCGAAGCAACAGCTATTGCATTAAAAATTTTCTGCATTTTTAAAAAAATCTCTTATTTTTATTCTACTGTTATTTTTACTAACTAACCAGTCTAAACAGATACTTCATAAAGGGTCATTGTACTAGTTGATCTTCCTCTATAGTTGTCACTACTATCAGAGTCATTAACGGCTCTGTTTAAGTAAACAGGATAACTTGAGCTACTGCCACCAGAAGTTTGAAGTTTATAAGTTGTTGCACTTGTAGTTGCAGGGCTATCTAAAAAACTAAATTGGTAACTAGTACAATGGTTTGCATTAATTGCATCTGCTCCAAACATTCTAAAACCACATCTCTGTCTATTGCCAGCTGCATCACCTACACCAACGTCTGTGCTTCCCCTTAAAACTTTTCCAAGAATAGTCCCTCCTTCTTGTTGTATAGCACCTATTCCAACTACTATTAACACTTTACTGCTACTGCTAGATGGAGTAATAGTACAGTTAAATCCAGGCATATCTGTAAAAACATAAGCATTAGAAGTATATGATTTTACATCAGATATAACTGTTTGAACGCATTGGATAATTCCACCACCACTAGCACCTACTGGTAGGCCACCGACAGGAACGATTGAATTGACTTTAATTTGACTCATGATTAACTAGGTTTTGGATTATCTGTTTTTACTTTTGTAATGGCATCAACCCAAGTTGTTGTACCATTCTTTTTATCCCAGTACTGCATGTCGAGCTGATCTTCAGTACTTGGATACTCTGACCTTCTTTTAGATTTATAAGAATCATTTTCTAAATCCCATGCAGCCTGTAATGCAACAAGTCCATCTGTACATTCTTTTTCAGTAGGCTTAGAACCTCCGTCATGTACTATGAGATTTGCATAGACTTTATTCATATAGTCAGACCATCCGAACCATTGTCCTAATCTAACAGTGCAAAGATAATCTTCTATGTGATCTGGTCTTCCGTCTAATCTCATTATGTTTCTCCTATTTTAATAAAAGTAGCTCCAGTGCCTTTATAGTTAGAGCCTCCTTGAACAGTTCCTGTATCTGAAAAATTTGTTATAAATTTAATTCTAAAAGTAGAGGCGTTTGTAACATCATAAGTACACACCTGACAAACATTTGCATACGCAGTATTTACATAGGCATTGGTGTAGTTTGTTAGAGAGTTATTAAAATTACTACCTGAATCAGTGGAAATAGCTTGCCTAAGACCTAGATAGCTTCTTCCACCATTAACCCTAAACATACATTCACTAATTACTTGAAAAATTCCAGTAGTAGGAAAAGTAAAAATACCACTTGATTCAGACATTCCTGTACCAATATTGCCTATGTTATAACCACCTACTGAAAATCTAGCCCAATTAGATGTAATATCAGCCTCGCTATTTGTTGAATAATTGGCAGTTACATGCCAACTATCTACCATAGGTATGAATGGAAATGCACTTCCGTCAGCTTCTTGAATTGTATTAACTTTTAAAGTACTCATGGCTTAGGATATTTGTCTTTTACAGCTTTAATAGCAGTTGCAAAAGCACCTGATGTTGTTACCGTTCCTGCAACAATATCTTTGTAAAGATTGTCTAATTGATCTCCTATTGATGGATAGATAGTATCTGTTGTACCAG